AAACGGACAGTTCAACGGATACGCAGCGCGTGCAACAGCGCACGTTGCGAACACGTCTGCTGCGGAGGGACAAGTCATTTTCGGAAACTTCCGTCAAGGGCTGTTGCTTGCGTACTTCGGCGGCGTGGATTTGCTTGTCGACCCATTCAGCAGCGCAGCAAATGCGCAAGTGACGTTGCACGTCAACCGTTACTTCGACGTTGCTGTTCGTCAAGGGGGCGCTTTCAGCATCTGCACGGACGTCGTCGCGTAATACACGACAACGAAAAGAAAAGGGGGACGCACTGCGCGTCCCCTTTTTTTGTGTTCAAGAATTGCGCCAGTCAATGTTTCGTTCGTGACCCAAGTCAAAGTTCTGCTGAACGAAGCGGTTGAATTGACGACGGTGCTTTGGTGGAACAATGATTCCGCGCTGCGCGTCTTTGAACCAAACATATTCCTCCGCGCGTTGTGTCACGAAGTTGAAGCGCGTGCGCATTTCGTAATGCTTGCCCAATCCTTGGGTAATTTTGCGCATTGCATTCTTGGTTGCTTTTTCGGGGTTGAAGGTAATGTAATACATGACAGAAAGTGTTTGTTTGTTTGTTTGTTTCTGCTGCAATAATATGGCGAACATTTCAAACGGCAATGGAAAAATTCAAGTTTCTTGAAAAAACTTTATTTTTCGCTGAATTGCTTCAGCATTTGCAAGACTCCAATTGCGAATCCACGAAGCGCTTCAGCGCGTCGTTCGTCTGTTATCATTGACGCGAACGGGTCGTTTTCAAATTCGACAATCCAATTGACGTCTTTGAATTTGACTTGGTAGGACGTTTCTTCGAACGAAAAGTGACGGTGAACTTCACACCAAGCGTCTTCAAAAAAGAACGCGACGAAGTTGCGGGAATTTTCTTGTGACATGTCTGCTTGTTTCAATGTTTGACAAAACGGGGGCGCTGTTCGACGTTTCGCATTTGTACGCCTTTGAACGTTGCGCGCCCCCTTGTCCGTTGATTCAATCAAATGCAACTGTTTGTGCAAAACGGTCGCGAAGAATGTGCTGCAAGTGCTTCCACAGAATGTCCGCCTTTGCGTCGCCCGAATGAAAAGTGTGTCCGTCATTCTTTTCAATGAATGCGTTCCATTCGTCTGCGTTTGTGTAAACTGGAACGTGACGTGTGTTCATTGGGCGGCAAGACTCCAATTCGTCTGTTGCGTATGTTTTGCCCAATTCAAAAGCGTCGTCAATAATGTTGCAAAGTTGTTCAGCAGTTACGTTGAAACGGTCGTTGTTGTTGTTGTTTTTCATGACTGAAAATGTTTGTTTGTTGTTGTTTGACATGACAATACTACGGTGACATTTTCGAACGGCAATGGAAAAAGTCAAAAACTTTGCATTTTTCTTCGGTCGCGTTTGTTCAGTACATGTTCGAAACGCGTTCGTTCAAACCGTAGTCAAGCAAAACAACACGACCGTTCAAGCGCCCCCAGTTCGCAGAATTGAACAAGTCTGTTTTTGTCACGTTCAAATGCGGAATTGAATCAACGACTTTCAAAATGTGTTCGTGTTCAATTGACGAAACGGGAAAAGCGCGGGATTGACAAACAACTCCGCAAAACGACCAAAGCAGCGGAACAAGCAAGTCTGTTTGTTTGTACGCGTGCCACGTTTTGCGTTCATTCACTCCTTGCAAATATCCGCGTTTTGACAATGGAATTTTCAGCGCCCATTCACCAAACAAAATGACGAAGCGTGTTGAAAGTCGAAATTGCATTTTCAAAGAAACGAAACAAGCGGACAAAAATGCCCGCTTGCGTCGCTCAACCAATAACCTGTTAACCAAGCAGAAGACGCGTTTGTTTCGCGTCTTGCGCAATATAGCCCAACTGAAACAAAACAGTTTTCCCTTCTTCAGTCACAACGTATTTTGTCGACTTGTTTGACGTCGGTGCAATGTCTTTGACAAGTTCACGACGCGCCAAAGTTTCAAGTTGTCGCGGCTTGCGCCCAATTTTTGAATGTTCAATGTTGACTGCGTTCCAAACGTCGTACAACATGGAACGTTCGTCTTGTCGCAATTCAAGCGCTTCACGCAGTTCGAATTTCAAACTTTCGTGCTTCACGCGCAATTGACTTTGCAACAAAATGACTTGGTGAAGTTGCTGCGTTGTCCAGTTCAATTCGTCGGGCGAAACTTGAAGCAAGCGCGCAAGCGCGTTGTCTGCGTCTTGAATAAGCGGAAGCAGTGTCGCTTTTGGTGTTGTTGTGTTCATTTGTATGAATTAAAAATTTCTATTCTGCAAGTGCAAAGCCAACGCTGTTTGTTGTGGGTTGTTTCAAAATCAACCCTTCAACTTTGCAAAACCATGTGGGCGACCAAACGACGTCAAACGTCCAAAGAACGTTCGCAATTCGAATTGCTGCGTCTTTTTTCAGAACGTGTTTTTGCAGCGCGTTTGACAATTCTGTTCTGTTTTCAGCAGTGACAAAAACGCCCGCGTCAATGTTGTAAAAAGTTCGCATGTCAGTCGTTTTCGGTAAATTTCAAAAACGTGTACAAACGAACTTCAAGACAGTCTGCATACATTCCCGAAATGTCGCAACGCGCAAAGAACGTTTCGCTTTGTTGAATTGGAAGTGTCCATGTTATTGCTTCGAATTCGCCGAATTCGCGAAACATGTACGACACGCTTTCTTGAACGAAGTCGTTCAACATTTTTCTTTCGTCACTGGACAAAGCAGTGAAGTCGTCATTGTTAAGGGCTGCCGCATACGGCGCGGCAACCCTGAATGTGTCAATGAATTGTGCTTTCATTACAGTGAAATTTCGGCATGATTTAAGCGAACGTAAAAAGTCACGCAGTCTGAATGTTCAGAAAACGAAACGTTCAATTGACCAAACGCTTCGCAAAGTTCGTCCCAACAAGCGCGAAAGTCGTCATTGGACAAAACGTCGGTGACCATTTCACAAGTGTACATGACGCGGTTCAAATTGGTATTGTGAACGGCAATGCAACAAATGTCTGCAACAATGTTTGCTGCTTGTCGCAAAAGCGTTTCGCAGTCTTCGTGAATGGTTTCGCACCATTCGTTGCGTTCTGCAACTGTTGGAATTTTTGTGTTCATGACTGTTTGTGTGAATGATGAACCCCCGTCCACTTTGAACGGGGGCGTTGTTTGTTCGATTATGCTTGCAAGGATTTAATTGCGCGCAAGTACGCGAACCACGCGCGGTCGGAAATGTGCTTTGTTGCAGCGTGCTTTGCTTGTTCGGTGTACAACGCTGAAATTTTTTCTTCAGTTGTTGTGTTGCTGTTCAAGATTGAAGCAATGGTGTTGTAAATGCTGTTCATGACTGTTTGTTTTTCGTTGTTTGACATTGCAATAATATGGTGGGAAGACCGAACGGCAAGGACTAAATGCAAGAAAATTGAAGAAAAGTTTGCTGGAAGTCGGGAAACGCAAGGTTGGTGTGCGTTGGCTTAACCCAAAAAAATTCGTGGAATATCTTCGCAAAAAGCAAAATGACATGACAATTGAATTCACAAGCACGACCGACGCAAGCAGCGTTTTGTCAACCGACGACGCAAAAGACTTTTTGCGCGTAACAAGCGCGGACGAAGACGCTTTGGTTGGTGCTTTGCGCAACGCGGCTGTTCGTTACGTCGAAGACTATTGCAACACGCATTTTGGACAAGACACTGCTGTTCTCTATTTGGACGGATTCTTCAACGTGCGCGTTCCAATTTGTCCCGTCGTATCAATTGAAAGCGTGTCATATTACGACGTTGGAAACACGCTGCAAGCGCTTGCCGTTTCGGGCTATTATTACGATTTGAAAAGCACTGTTGCACGCATTGCTTGGAACGACCCGCCGTCCGTGTATGACGACACGCTGAACGCAGTGCAAGTGAACTTGACAATTGGACATGCAGTCGACGAAATACCAGAACCCGTAATTCATGCAATCAAACTTTTGACGGCGCATTTCTACGACAGACGTAATTTGGTCGCAGCGGGTCGCAACGTCGAAGAAGTCCCATTTGCAGTCAGTGCTTTGTTGAACCCGTACCGAATTCTTTGACATGTTTGACATTGGAGAATTCGACCGAAAATGCGTTTTGAAAACGTTCACGACTTCAAAGAATTCGTGGAATCATGACGTAAAAACGGAAACAGACTTTGCGACTGTTTGGGCAAAGCGCGTCGACAAACGCCCTTCAGAAGAATTTGAAGCCAGTCAGATTCAATCCATAACACGAACCGAATGGACAATTCGATACATTTCGGGCGTCAAGCGAACAATGTATTTGACGCACGACGGAGAAACGTTTGAAATTGTCGGCATTCGTGTTTTGGGACGTCGTGAATTTTTGACGCTTGTCACCGAATTCCGCGAAACGAATTGACATGCGAACATTCAACGTTGGACGTTCAAGCGGAATTGCAAAAGTTGACGAACGTCAACTGAAGATAATTGAAGCGGCAATGTTGCGCATGCCTGAAGCAATGCGTTCACGACCCATTGCAAAAGCACAAAAGGACGCAATGCAGCCCGCACTGGACGCAAGTCGTCGCGAATCCACAATGATAAGCCGAAGCGGGTCGTTGGGAAAAAACTTGCACGTTGTGCGCGGCAAGTATCGACGCAAAACATACCCGTATGTTGTTTTGAAGGCGAAAAGCAAGACTGAAAATTTGGGTGACGACAAATTTGGACTTGACCGTGGAAAGCGCAATTGGGCGCGCGTCGTTCACTTTGGAATTTTGGGCGTGCAGCCGACAATCAAACGCGCGGGCGTTTCAAAAGGGCGCGGGACGAAAGCAAAAGCGTTTGCGTTCTTTGACAAAGATGAAGGCAAAGTTGTCGTTGTGAAGAAGATAAAACACACAGGAAATTTGGGTTATCGACTTTTTGACAAAGCGTTTGAAAGCAGTCGCAGACAAGTCGAAACGCATTTCCGTCGCGGCGTCGCGGGCGTCTTGAACACGTTTTTGAAAAAACAAGGTTTCAAATGATACACAAAATAATTGAAAGAATTCTTGACAGCAGCGACGTCACGGACATTGTTGGCACGCGCGTCTTTCCGTTAATTGCTTCGCAAAATTCCGAACTTCCTTCAGTCGTCGTTCAAATGGTTTCCCTTCGAACCAACGACACAAAAGAAGCAAGTTCACCGTTGCACGTTTACACAATTCACGTCACTTCATTTGCAAATGAACCAAGTCAATGTTGGGCGCTTTCAAAAGCATGTCAAGCGCAATTGAACAATTGGACGCCGACGGACAACGTCGTTCGCCAGTCGCGTTTGATTGACATGGCAAGCGACGTATTCGAAAGCACTGAAGTCTTCAGTTTCACGCAGGAATTTGAAGTGTTTTGCGAAATATGAAACTTGCTGTTCATTTGCCCGTTTTGGGTCGTCCACGAATTACGGAACTTGCGTTTCGTTCATTGACGCGCGTGCTTGAAGAATTTCGTGAAGCGGGCGTTGAAAGTCGCGTTTTGGTAATTGGAAGCGAACAGCGTTTGAAGCGACTTGCGCACAAGTACAATTTTGAATGGTTCGAATGTGAAAACAAACCACTTGGAAAGAAATTTGACCTTGGATTGAAGGAACTTTTGAAAGACAAAACATGGACGCATTTGTTCGAAATGTGTTCGGACAACGTCTTTGAACAAACGTTTGTTGAAAAAGTCCTTGAAGCGCAAAAGCATGAACCCGACTTGTTGGGACTTGTTTCGTTTTACATGATGAATTGGAAGACGAAGAAAGTTCTGCTGTTTGAAACGGGCGCAATGTCAAACGTTGGGCGAATAACAAAACGCAAGTTCATTGAACGCGTAATTCGTCGCAGAAATTACGTTTTCGAATATCGACTGCGACAAGGTTTGGACGCGTCGTTTTACAAAGCAGTTTGCAATGTCGGCAAAGCAGAACCGACTGCGCTGCAAAACGCGACGCCGCTTGTCGTGGACTTGAAGTCTGGAGAAAGCATGCATTCTTTCGAATCGTTCGCGCGCAATCCGCAAAAGTTCAAAGTCGTAAATTTGGGCGGACACTTTGAAGAAATAACACCAAACACAAAAGAAAATGGCAACAACGGGAAAAATTCGGAGTAACGCAATTGGCGTGTACATTTCGAACACAGTTCTTCCAGACACTGCTGCAACAGCACCGACTGGAAACACATTTGGGGACAACACATTTGAAAACGACACTTGGGAATTGGTCGCTTGTGCAACAAGCGGAACGTTTTCAGGTTCGCTTGAAGTAATTGACGCAACGACAAAAGACAACGACGGGCAACGCGAAATTCTGCCTGGCGGTTTGACGTGGTCAATGACAGCGGAAGGAATGATTCAGTTCGACCTTTCTTCGAACGTTCGCAGCAGCGTCGACTTGTTTGACTTGTGGAAAGCGAAGACGCAAGTTCGAATTGCATGGACAACAGCAGTTGACGGGGATACCATGTACTATGGAGCCGCGTATATTACGCAGTTGGAAGAAAATGCTGGTTTGAACGAAGTTGCGTCTTTTTCAGTTACTTTTGAAGGCGACGGCGATTTGACGAAAGCAATCGTTGACAGCACGAACACAACTTTCAACAACAACAATTCCTGAACTGAATGAAATTTGGCGGTGAATTTGAATTTGACCTGAACGGGAAAAAGCAAAAATGTTTGCTGAACTTGACGACACTTGGTGAAGTCATTGAAGAAAGCGGACTTGAATTGCACGAAATATTTGAAGGACTGCAAAAGCAACCACTTCGCGTCATGCCACTTCTTTTGTGGCATGGCGTGAAAGTTGCTTGTTGGGCTGAAGATATTGAACCCGAAATGTCAAGAAACAAATTCAACGCTTTGCTTGGTTCATGTAATTGGCAGGACTTGACGCCCAAAATATTGGCGACAATGGGCGACGAAGAAGACGACGCAAAAAAAAAGCAAGCGACGACAACGAAAAGAACGACGACGCGGGCGAAAAAATAACGCTTCGCAAGTTTTATCTGAACGCGCTTCGTGCGGGCGTCGACGCTGAACAATTTTGGCGTTTGTCGTTTGTCGAAGCGCGTTGTTGCGTTCAAGCGCTTGAAACGCGGGACGAATTGCAATGGTTGCAGACTTCGCACATTCTTGCCATGTTGCACAATGTGAACGTGAAGAAAGAACACGCACAAAGTTTTGAAGCGTTCAACCCATACGCGCAGAAGCGCAAACGTCAAGCACCAGCAGCGAAAATTTCAGCGCGTGAAATTGCGCTATTTTCGACATGGCAAAATGAAATAAACAATGGCACGGAGCGCGGCACTTAACATCATCTTTGGAGCGGATACAACGCAACTTGACAGGGCGCTTGGTAATTCGCAAAAGCGTCTGCGCAAAATGTCCGCAGACTTCACAAAAGTCGGACGAAACATGTCCGCAGCAGTTACTGCGCCGCTGCTTGCAATGGGCGCAAACGCAGTTCGAACGTTTGCAAACTTCGAACAGTCCATGGCGTCGGTGAAAGCAGTCAGTGGAGCAACAGACGCTGAATTTGCACGCTTGTCAGAAAGCGCAAAAGCGCTTGGACGTTCCACAGTCTTCACTGCTTCGCAAGTCGCGGACTTGCAATTGGAATATTCCAAATTGGGTTTTTCAGCAGCAGAAATTGAAAAGACGACTGAAGCCACTTTGTATTTGGCGCAAGCGACGGGAAGCGACCTTGCGCAAGCAGCAGAAGTTGCAGGTTCAACGCTGCGCGGATTTGGACTTGAAGCGTCCGAATTGACGCATGTGACGGACGTCATGGCGAAAAGTTTCAGTTCGTCCGCGCTTGACATGTCTTCATTCCAAGACGCCATGAAGTACGTTGCACCAGTTGCAAAAGCGGCTGGAGTTTCGATTGAAGAAACGACTGCAATGCTTGGTGCGCTTGCAAATTCGGGAATCAAAGGTTCGCAAGCGGGGACTTCGTTGCGAATGATATTCCAACAACTTGCTTCGGGCGGGGGCAACGTGCAGGAACGTCTTGCTGCGCTTGCTGAAGAAGGACTGACTTTGGACGCTGCTTTCGATGAAGTCGGGCGTCGTGCGCAAACTGCGTTGCTTGTCTTGGGCGACAACGCGCCCAAAGTTGACGAATTGACGACTGCGTTGAAAGAAGCAGACGGCGCTGCAAAGGGCATGGCAGACGTCATGAACGACACGACAAAAGGAGCAATGTTGCGAATGCAGTCTGCAATTGAAGGAATGAACATTGCAATTGGTGAAGCGCTTGCGCCCATTGTCATTTCCATGACGGAAACCATTTCTGACATGGCGAACGCGTTTACCGAAATGACGCCCGAAGGACAGAAGTTTGTTCTTGTCATTGCTGGACTTGCCGCCGCAATTGGTCCGTTGCTGTTAATTGTGGGGCAACTTATTACGTTGAAAGCGAATTTGGGCGCGGTTTATTTGCGCGTTGGACAGAAAGCATTTGTTGCAGCGGGCGCGACTGAAGCGCTTGCAGCAGCAAACACTGCGGCAGGAAATACTGCTGCAATTGCTGCGGGAAAAATGCGCGTGTTTTCAAACGCAATGAAAGCAATTCCGTTTGCGTTCATGGTTGCGGGAATTACGTCGTTCGTCAATAAAGTTCGACGTGCGCAAAAAGAAGTTGAAGACTTGAAGCAACAAGGGCTGAAATTGAAAGCGGCTTTTGCTTCGCAAGAACAAGTTTTTGAAAATCTTGAAACGCTTGACAGCGCGGAAATTTTGCGTCGAATAAACGAATTGGACGCTTTGCGCAAGACGCAAGAAGAAGTTTTTGGTGGAGAATCTGCGTCAACGTATTTCGCAGCGGGCGAAGCAGGATTTGCGCGAATGGCGGACGAACTTATTCCGCGCAGCATCGTTCAAGAAATTGCAAAACGAACGAAGGAAATTCAAGCGCAAATTGACGAAGGTTTTGTGACGTTCGGACAAACTGCTGAAGAACTGGCGACAAGTGAAGTCTTGTCAAGAATCGAAAAAGACGCAAAGAAAGCGGCAAAGAAAGTTGCAGACGCAATTGCGGGTGAAGAATACAGTGCAGCAGTTGCAGAAATGCAGGAAAAATTGCAGGCAGCATTGTCTGACATTGATATTTCACAAAGCATTTCACCCGACGCAATTCGAAAACAAGAAGAATTGGCGGACGCGTATGAAAACGCGGCGAAAAATGCGGCTGAAATTGGAAAGCAAGATTTGGCGCAAGAATACATTCGACAAGCACGCGCAGCACGGGAAAATGCAGAGTCTTTGCAAGCAAACAAAGATTTGGCGGACGACCTTGCAGACGCGCTTGCAGACATTGCGCAAGAACAGTTCATTGACGAAAACGAACTGAAGAAACAACAAGCGCTTGCCGAAGCGTATGGCGACGCGGCAAAAGCAGCGTTTGCGCTTGGACAAACAGACCTTGCGAACGAATACAAAGCACAAGCAGAACAAGCGGAAAATGCAGCAAAAGCGCTGAAGAAAGTTGAAGACAGTCTGAAGAAACAGACGGACGCCATTTCAAGTTTGTACGAAAGTGTGGGAATGAATTTTGACGCTGCAACTGCAAGCGTTGGGGAACTATTGTTTATCCTTGAAAACACGGGAACCCAAGTCGGAGAAGCAACGGAAGAAGTGACGGACAAAGTCGCCGACATGGGCGAAAAAATCAAAACAATACTGCAAAACACAACTGCGGAAACTGCTGTTGCTTTGGGTGAATTGATAGGAAATTTTGCAATTGGTGCGGCAAGCATGGGCGACGTTGTGGGCGCGTTTGGAAACATCGTTGGAAATTTGCTCATGACATTTGGAAAACTTGCAATTGAAACGGGCGTAATGGCAATTGGATTTGGAAACGTTATTGCAGCAGTGAAAGCAGCATTGTTGTCGTTGAACCCCGCAGTTGCAATTGCAGCGGGTATTGCATTGGTTGGACTTGGAACAGCAGTGCGCGTTGGCTTTCAAAAGAAAGCAGACGAAATGGATGGAAACGTCCCTGCGTTTGCAACGGGCGGCATGGTTACGGGACCGACATTGTCCTTGCTTGGTGACAACCCAAGCGGAAAGGAAGCAATCATTCCGTTTGAAAGAATGGGACAATTTATTTCGATGGTTAACGGAAACAACACTGCACAACAAGTCGAAGTTGTCGGGCGAATTGACGGACAGGACATTCTGCTTTCAACACGTCGTTCAAACTACGACTTCAAACGAATTCACGGATAAAAAATGGCGACACGTTACACTTCACAGTTCCGAAATATTGACAGCGAACTTTGGACAATCAACATTGTGGACGAAGACTATTCGGGAAGCAGCCCGTTTGAATTTACGCTTGGGGGTTACGGTTTCGAATTGACGTATCATGCAAACGTGAACGACCCGTTTGAAGCAATTATTCCTTCTTCGGTTCGCTTCGAATTTTTGATTCAAAACAGCAATGACGAATGGCTGCTTTCGCAAATTCCGACAAGCGAAGAAGGGCGTTTCACGGTGACAATTTATGACGACGCAAACGAACTGTTTTGGACTGGAACAATCTTGTGTGACCAAGTCACGACGCAGGACGAAGCGTATCCGCAGCGCTGCGAAATAACTGCTTCGGACGACTTGGGTGTTTTGAAGTCAATTCCGTTCACGACAAACAGCGGAGTTGGTTACGGAGGGCGCGAACAAATTGCGTGGCATTTGTGGCAAGCGCTTTCAAAAACGCGTCATTGGGGCAACTTGGACTGGAATGCGGACATGATTCGTTGGGCGAATAATTTCGCAGCAGCAGACACCATTTCAAGCAGTATTGACCAACTTTCAAACGTCGCAGTTCACAACGCTGTTTGGTGGAATTTTGAGGACGGAGAAGTGACAAGTTTCGCGTCTTGTTACGAAGTCATTGAAAGTTTGGCAATTGCATTCAACGCGCGTTGTTTTCAGCACAAGGGAAAAATGTATTTCATTCCCGTTGGTTGTTACGCCGACTTCACGACAAGTTCAAGTTCGTTGCAGTTGTACGGGCGCGACGGGTACGGAAACAACAGTTCAAGCGCGACTGCAACCGACGTCGGACTTCATGCGGGAACGGACGTCTTTCGTTTGCGCGGAAACACGTTGTCATTTTTGCCCCCGTTTCGACGTGCTGAAAAGACATGGCAAGCGCGTGGCGACGTTCGACTTTTGCGAATTCGTCAATACTTGAATCCCAACGCGGCGTTCGACTGGCAGCAAGGTTTTTCAGCAGTCACAGACGGTGGACTTGTTTACCCTGAAGACACAGAAATTCAACTTGCATACCAAATTTGGTACAATTGGGAAAACGACACTTCGCAAGCAAACAACGGAGTCCCGTTTCTGCGTTTTGTCATTCAGTGCGGTTCATTGTATTGCACGAATTCAGTTGCTGCAAGCGGTGCAACATTCAACATTGCAGCCGCTTCTTGGGGTGCGTCGTCGGGTTATTATTACGCGCCCATGGGACAATTTTGGTATACAACGCCAGACTTGGGAAACCCACCCGCAAGCAATTTGACTTGGGTTGGAAACTTAACTTTGCCAGCGCTTCCAAGCGAACAAGAAACGTTGACAATCACGCCCGCCGTTGTCGGTTACGAAACAGACATTTCGACTTCGTTGACAAACTTCAGCAGCGCAAGCGCGTTTGCTTTTCTTCGTCTTGACGTTTTCAAAGAACAAGAAGAAATTGGAAACGCTTCGGAAATATTGTACGCAGCGCAACACGCGTACACCAACGGCGCGCAAACGTATTCGCAGACGACGCGAATTGGTTCGTCGGGTTATGAAGGAACAGACGGACAACTTGTGACGGACACGGGCGGCGCTGAAGACGCTTTGCCGAATTGGAAAAGCATCATTGACTCCAATTTTGTGACTGGAAACATTCTTGCTTTGGGTTGTCAAGAAATTGTTGCTTTGATTCGAAAAGCGCTTGAAGTTCGTCAAGGAGATTTGAAGGGGGAATTTGTCAGTCCGTTGAATTGGATTGAAGTCAACGGTGACGGCTTTCTTGTTATTGAAAGCACGTTTGAAGCGCAGACAAAACGAAGCACATTCAGCGCGTTCAAGATTCAAAAAGACTTGTCGGACATTACAGTTCCAACGGGCGTTGCAGACTTTGGAACGCAGTTTGACGACTCTGTTTCCCCGTCGGGTTCAGACACAGTGGACTTCATTATGGACACAGTCACTGACCATGAAAACGTGGTGAAGCATTTGACGGTGACGCAAGCAGTCAATTTGGACACGCTTGAAACGCAGACGAACACAAACACAACAAGCATTTCGGGAATTCAAGGAATCCTTGCCATTATCAAAGCAACGTTTCAACCAAAGTCAGACGGGACGAACACAGTGACCAAAATTGTGTACGACCAAAACCAGACGGACGGACTTGAAATGTCTTTGACTTCGACAACAGCAGCGTTCACTTCAAGCAGCGGAAACACAGTCTTGTCCGTTACGGAGTCAAGTCCAGGCGTTTTTGAAGTTATGGTTCAAGACGACGCTGCAACGCCCGCGTCCGTGCGCGCAATTTACGCGACGGCTTCAGCGGGCGTTCCATACGTCGGAATTGGAACAAACAGTCCTGCCTACATGTTGGACGTGAACGGTCGTTTGAATGTTTCGAACGCAATTCTTGTCAATGGAAATGCATTGAATTTGAACACGCTTGACAGCGTGAACGTCACGGGCGCAACGTCTGGACAAGTCTTGGAGTTCAACGGCACAAATTGGGTTGCTGCGACTCCGTCAACGGGCGGAATTTCAGACGTCGTTGACGACACGACGCCGCAATTGGGCGGAGATTTGGACGTTAACGGGTTCGACATTGTGACGACAAGCGCGGGCAATATTGAAATTGCACCAGATACCAATGGATACACGCGAATTGCAAACCCAAACGGGTACGCAACGCGCTTGAAATTGGGTGGAAACACAAACAGCGGTGGAATTGCTTCAATTGATTTCAAACACCACACGCTTTCAGCAAACGTTGGCGCGCGAATTCAAACAGTGGGAACTGCGTACGGAAGCAGCACGGGCTTGAAGTTTTACGTCAAAGGACGAAACACGTCGGACGGCGCTGCATTGACAGACGCGGAAAATTTGATTATGACGCTGAGTCATTTGGACGGCTGCGTCATTCACAAACAATTCACGGCGGTTGGGGGTGACTTGACATTTGGTCATTTGGGTAATGTTACGACAAACGCAAAACGAATTGGAGTGCGTGGTGACGAACCGAACCCAACACAGTCGACATTGTACATTGACGCGGGACTTGCGACCTATCAAAATCGTGCAGGGGGTTCGTTGATTTTCAGGGCGGGCGCGGGCGCGGGAACGGGCGATTCGGGAACGATTCAATTTTGGACATGCGAAGGAATCGAAACAAGCGGAACAACGAACACCAATTTGGAACGCGTCCGAATTTTGCCCAATGGAAATTTTGGAATTGGAACAACAACGCCCGCGCAAAAACTTGACGTGAACGGAAACGTTTCCGCTTCGGCGTATTACGTCGGAACAAGTCTGTTTGCGCTTAACGATTTGGCGGACGTCGACACAACGACAACGACGCCCACAAATGGCGATTCGCTTGTTTGGGATAATAGCGCGGGCAAATGGGTTCCAGACGGTTCGGGCGGAGCGGGCGGGGGCGGTTCAGATTCTTTCAACACAATTCAAGTCACTGGACAAAGCGACGTTGTCGCAGACAGTGGAAACGACACGTTGACCTTGGCAAGCGGCTCAAATATTAGCATCGGAACAAACGCAACAACGGACACAATTACATTTTCCGTTTCAACGACACCGTCGTTTTCCACAATCACGACAACAGGCACTGCAACAATTGGAGGGAATTTATTGGGTGTCAACATAATATCAACCGGATTCATTGCGTCCGGTTCAACGTTGTCGTCAATAGGAAACGCGACCATTGGAGGAAATATTTCGGTTTCAGGAACTTCAACATTTGGCGGAACAGCGACATATTCAACGGGCATTGTTGCGGGAAAAATCGAATTTATAGGCGGGGGAACGTCAATCATTGAACCCGTGACGTATGGAGGGAATTTGCCTGCGGATTTGGAAATTCGTTCAAACGGAAATGTCGTTGTTGTTTTGGATTATGACGACGACGAAACGGGACAATCGTTCAAGATTCAAAACGGCGACGGAACAACCATTTTCCAAGTTGACGAAACTGGCGTGACAAGTGGTTTGCTGACAACAGCAACGCCCACCATTTCAAATTTGCAAACGTCGTTGCAACAAGGAAACGCGGGAACGGCGAACGTTGGAACAGCGCAAGCAGGAAGAACTTTTGTTGGCAGAATTTACAATTCAAGCGGAACAGAACAAACGGCAAACCCGGTCACGATTGATTCGTCTGGCAACGTGTCATTCACTGCGCCGTCAACTGTTGCGACAAATTATGAATTGCGAATTTTTGCGGTCGATGCGGGCAAACTTCGAAGTTTGGAAGCAACAGCAACTTTCAACGTAACACAGTCTTTGACGTTTACACATTTTCGGATTAAGGGTTACACTTCAACAGGCGTTGCAACGGCTGACCGAATATATCTTGGAACTTGCGCGTTTTACACCGGACAAAATCAAACGGGAACAAAATATCCAACAACAAATTTGACATCTAACACGTCCGAAACTGGTGTGACCGTTAGTGCGGGCTATCAATATTCCAGCACATACGCACCATGGAAAGCGTTTGATAATTTAGGATATTCGGGTTGGTGGTCGTTGGGTTTAAGTAACGCCGCGTTGAATTGGATTCAAATTGAATTCGACACTGCAAAAACGTTTCAATCTGCGCGTTTGGATTTTTACGGCAGCAACACGCAAGCGGACAACGTGAAAATTTTTGGAAGCAACACGGGCAATTTCACGGGTGAGGAAGTCGAAATAATTGATATTTCAGGCGTGGATGCGGGATATGTTTTAAAGGATGTAAATTTTTGAAAAATGACAATTGACGAAGGAGCAACTTTTGAAATTGAATCACGATGGCCTGCGTATAAACAACGCAATGTGGGAATGGCGTTCAATTTTTATGGCAAAAATTTTGCGAAAAACATGTTGACGGGAATTCAATTGATTCGCGACCACCATGAACAATTGAAATTGCAAGGTGAAACTGTTTGGAGTATTCCCGCAGACATGACAACGATGCTTGACGAACTTGCAAAAAAAGAAGATAATGTTTGAAGAACAGACTTGGACAAACGTCGTCGCATTCACGTTTTGCAATTGCACTGAACACGTTGACAGCATTCAATTCACGGAAATTTTCGCGTTGTAAATTGCAACCATGTTCACGGTGGAAATTTTGGTTGGAGTCATTGTTGCCCTTGTCGCGGGTGCGGTTGGAATGTTTGTCAAGCAAACGAACGACGTTGCGCGTTTGAAAGAACGAATGTTCCAACTTGAAAAAACAGTGTCAAAGAATGACGAACACGTTTCAGAAATGCTTTCTGAAATGACAAAAAGCATTCAACGAATCGAACGCGCGCTTGTGAAAGCGGGCTTCATTCCAGTCGAATAAAAAACATGGAGTTACGATATTTCAAACACGAAGAATTTGACAGTCCCGACGCAAAGGGGTCGGGCGCAAACATGAACGCAGACTTTTTGAAATTGCTTGACGAAGCACGACACATTGCGGGCGTGCCATTTCGCATTTCAAGCGGTGGAGGATTCAGGACGAAAGAATACAACGCGGAACTTTGCAAACGAAACAAGCACGCAAGCAAAACGTCAAGTCACATGAAAGGACTTGCAGCGGATATTTTGGTCGACGACAGCAGAACACGCTTCAACATTCTTTTCGCGTTGCTGCGTTGCGGATTCAATCGTATTGGCGTCGCAAACGGGTTCATTCACGTCGACGTGGACGAAGCAAAAACTGAAGACTTGTGTTGGACGTACATGTGAACGTAACTTGACAAAACACAAAAACAAGAAAATATGGACATCATTCTTCAAAATTGGGCGGAACTGTTGCTTGCGCTCATTGCATTCCTTGACGTTGTCGTTTCGTTGACGCCAACACAAAAAGACGACCGTTTTTTGGGCTATCTGCGAACAATTACGCTTGCGTTTACAAAGCGTACAATTCGAAAAGCGGCAAAAAAGCAGTAACTTCGCAAAGAAGTTCATGACGAAAAACTTCACTGTTTGTTTGTAGCAAGAACGGCGGCACGTTGTGTCGTCGTTTTTTTTGCTTCAAACTTTTCTTGTTTGGTGCGCTTTTCCCGCTTTGGACACAAAAAACTTTCAAATTTCTTGAAAAAAACCATTGCCAAAGCGAATGTTCACCATATCTTTGAAACGTCAAACAAACAGAACAACAAAAAAACACAGTCATGAATTCACAAGTTCACTTCCCACCAGTCACAGTTTTCCCAAATTACGCGGAACAAGTCATGGAAAAAATTGCAGCGGGTGCAGCAGCACACGAAGCAAGCGTTGCAGCAACAAAGCAACACGCGGCAGAAACAGTTCATCCTGAATATCGTTTGAACGCTGCTGAACGAACGCAAATGGTGAAGCAAGCGGAGAAAGCGCAATTGCAAGAATTGTTTCCAATTGGAACTGCTTGCGTGGAGATTCGCAGCCGTTACGGCAACGGAACGCAGCAGAAGTTCAACATTGTGACGAAGTTCACAAAAGCGGGTTATCCCGTACTCGACAACGGCAAAACTTTGCGCTTCAAGCATTTCATGTCCGAAGGGTTTTGTGTCGTTGCGCGCACACATTCAAACGCGTATGGCTGGGACAACCGTACTTTCATGGCTTGCGCTTGGGCTTAATTCATCGAAACAAAAACGTCATGAACTATTTCGAAACAACAGACACACAACGCTTCAATTTTCGTGCGCAAGGAAGCGTGACAATTTGGACAATGTCAGTCAAAACTGGAACGCGCAAATTCGAAAACCACAAAACGAAAGCAGTTTGTGGACTTGCAAATTGCTTCGACCGTTTTGAATTCATTCTTGTGACAACTCCAAATGCTATAAATTGCGCAGCGTACAAAGGCAACAAAATTGTTCAGGAAGCAGACTTCAAAAATTTTGCGGAGTGCAAGGAGTTCGCAAACGACTTCATTGCAAAACAACTTCGTTTGACGCAGCGGACTTCATGACTGCGTTTGTTTGACAACTTGCGTCAAACGTTTGGCAGCGTGTGTTTTTACAACATGCGCTGCTTTTTTTTTGGGTTTTTTGAAAAAAACCATTGCCGTTTGAATTAGGCGACATATCTTTGACGCAGTCAAACACGAAAAAACAAGCAGTTATGAATTACACAATCAAAAGCAAGGGCGCGGGAGTCAAGCAAATGGAACTTGAAAACGGACAAATTTTTGGAATTTGCAAGCGTCGTTCATACGGCAACCGTTACGTTTGGACAGTATACCGTGACGGCAAGCACATTGCGGCAGGGTTGACCGTTAAAGAATGCGCGGAAGACGTTATTCGCACGGTCATTCGATAATTCACGAACACACACAAGCAAACAGTCATGAAAAATCAAAACACCACCCAAGCACAACGTTTGAACGCATTCTTCAAGCGCAGTGAAAAGAAAATGTTCGCAAAAGCGGCAAAAGTTTACCCAACAAGCCAATTGCCGCTTGACGACATGTCAAACTTGGACGCATTGTCATTTGTACTTGTTCGCAGCGCGCTTTGCAAGCAGTACGTTGCCAACGAACGTCACACGGTCGCTTTGTCGTATGGCTGCGCGGAAGTTGTCGAAGCACAAGCAGCAGAAATTCAAAAGCAGCGCAAAGAAGTCGAACGTTTGTGGGCGCGACTTGAACGAAATGACTTCGAATTTCCAATTGAATGGCGCGCTTGAAACAGCGACGAACAGCGGGCGGCGAATTGCGTCGTCCGCTTTTTTTTTGAGCGAAAGAAAAAAAATTTGAAAGAATCCATTGCCGTTTGAATTAGGCACCATATATTTGACTCAGTCAAACACACAAAAACATTCAGTCATGAACAATTTTCAAAACATCGTCGACGCAGTTGAATTCGAAATGTACACTTTTCGAATGGGAGTCAAGAAGAACAAAATGGTTGAACAAGTTGCACACTTGCAGCGAATCAATCAAATGTATTTTCGATTGAAGGACACTGCAAAATTGCTGGGTTGCGCAGCGCAAGACGTGAACGACGCAATTGAATTGTTGTCGTACTTCTTCAACTCCATTGACACAACGCCAAACCGTGCGGGCATCGAATAAGCAAACAACACGGGCGGCGAAAGTCGTCGCCCATTTTTACCAAACAAACGTTTCAAATGAACAAGAACGGAACAACACAAGTCGTCACTGCTTCGGGCGTGACAACGCAAGTCGCAGAAAGCGGCACGGTCGAAATTTACATGAACGGACAACTTCTTGCAGAAGTGTACAACACAGACAGCAGAACAGTCGAAGTTGGATAAACACGACGCGGGCGGCACGCGTTGTCGCCCGCTTCACAACACAAACAAACATGAACTTTTGGAAGATATATGGAGAAGTGAAGAAAGTCGAATTGGAGGAAAACGAATTCGCAAACACCGTCATTCTTCACGTTGCAACAAGTGAAAATTTCAATTCTGCCGTCATGCCAATTGAAATATGGGAAAGTGACTTGCGCAGAATGTTATTGACGACGGACGAAAAAGAACTGAAGCGTTCAAACGTCACTGCAATTGGACGCTTCAAGACGCGCGTCAAAACAGTTGGCGAAACAAAGAAAGACGTTCCATGTCTGCACGCAGACTCCATTCAATTCACGCAGTTATGAAATACAACGGTTGGACGAATTGGGAAACATGGTCAGTTCGAATGCATCTATTTGACGACGTCGTGGAAATGTGCGTTGAACGCATTGACGAAGACGAAGCATTTGCCGAACGCATGACGCAGGGCGACGTGGACGAAGCCACGTCTGAATGCTGCGACATTATTTCAAACGAATTCGCAGATTGGCGCGGTTACGCTGAACACGACACGCACGACTGGTTGACTGAAATTGTGAACGGTTTTCAGTGCGACGTCAATTGGTGGGAATTGGGTGCTGCTTTGCACGACACTTTGAAAACACACATGAAAGAACAATGAAAGAACAATTGAAAAGGGAATACTTGTCGCATTCGGCATTGAAAGCGTTTTTGCGCAGCCCAAACCACTATTTGCAGTACGTCACGCGACAAATTGAAACAACGCCCGCAATGCTGTTTGGAAGCGCGTTTCATTGTTACGTTTTGGAACGTGACGAATTTGGAAAACGTTACGCAGTCGCACCCAAAGTCGACAAGCGAACGAAGGAAGGAAAAGCAACTTGGAACGCATTCAGTGAAGCAGTCATTGGACGCGAAATAATAACCGAAGACGACATGAACACAATTGTCGTCATGCAAGAAGCAATGAACAACTTTGAACCCGCGCGAACGATTCTTGCAGCGTGCAAGTCGTTTGAAGAAGAACGAACAGACACGCTTTTTGGTTACGCTTTCAAGGGCATTGCGGACGCAGTCGGTGAAAACTTTGTTGTTGACGTGAAGACGACGCTTGACGCGTCGCCCGAAGCGTTCATGAAAACAGCGTACAACATGGGCTACCATGAACAAGCGGCGGCGTACAAATTGCTTTTCAACGTGGAACGTTTCTATTGGGTCGCAGTCGAAAAGAACAATCCGCACAATTGCGCCGTGTACATGCAAAGCGAACGCGCAGGACGACTTGCATTGACACGACTGCAAAACGGAATTGAAGCGTTCAAAGCATGGGACGGACGCGGACAATCATATTCAAACGAAACACAAATTTTGGAAATGCCGTCATGGGCATGAACGAAGAAAACGCGCTTTCAACCGAATTCAAAGAAGCAGTTGAAGCAGCACAAAAAAACAACACGACACACGAATTGAATTGGGCGGTGTTTTGCATGCAGTGCGAAATTCGAAACGTTGTCAGAATTATTCAGAAACTCAAAAACCAATAAAAATGGAAAACAGAACAATTCAAGCAGTGCAAAACGTCGAAGCATGGAACGGACAACATGGACAAATGTTCGAATTCACACTTGCTTTGGACGACGGTCGAATTGGGCGCGTCAACGCGAAAACAAACGACCGTTGGAACGTCGGTGACGTTGTCGTGGTGACAAGCGAAAAACAAACAAAGCATGGACTGAAATGGAGCATGGACAAAGCGGAATTTCATTCGAACGCGCCCGCTGCGCAAGCGACAAATTCAAGCGCAAAACAAGAAGACAGAACTGCGCAAATTGAAGCGTCTTGGGCGATAACGAACGCAGTGCGAATGGGCGCAACGTCTTCAAACGAACAAATTCTGCAAACTGCGCAGAATCTTCTGAATTTGAAGGCGCAACTTGTGGAACACATGCAGAACGTCACCACAAGCGCAGAAACAGCGCAAGGTTCAAACCAAAGCGCCCAAGCAGTAGGACAAGACGGATTGCCTTTTTAAATGCAACCTGAAGCGTTTATTTGCGCCAACGTGTGGGTATCCTTTGCATTTGGCGTCGGTTTAATGTGCGCAGCAGTGTTCATTCATGAACTAATGTGCATTTGGGAGGAAAAATATCAACGAAAGCGCGCAGAACGAAAGAAGCGCGAACACATGAAAAAACTTGAAAATGAACAATAACAGAAACACCTTGAAGGGTTGGATTTACGCGAATTTTGGCGATTATTCGACACTTGCAAAACATCTTGCAATTGACGTGTCCACGGTCAGTCATTGGAGCAACAGCAACCCGCGAAACATGCTGCGCTTTTTGCCTGAATTGTGCAACTTGACAAAAGCAGACGCGAACGACATTTTGGACGCAGTCGTTGCACGCGAAAACGAAATTGTTGAAGTCGATTGAAGCAAACGGGCGGCGCGTCGTTGCGTCGCCCTTTTTTCACCGTCATGAACGAAGACTTCACTGGAATTTGGATTGAAAAGAACGTTTGGAATGACAAGCGTCTTTCAATCATTGAAAAAGCACTGTTGTCAGAAGTGCGCAGTTTTGCGCAGCGCGAACAGAAATTTTTCAAGACGAACGAAGCAATTGCAGAAAGTTTTCAAGTCAGTGTTCGCAGCGTTACGCGTGCAGTGCGCACACTTGAAGAATTGCAATTGGTTCAGCGCGAACCGTTTGACGGTCGCAAGCGCGTTCTGACTTGTCAAAATGTCCACGCAGCATCGTCAAAAAGTCAAAGCAGCAATGTCAAAAAGTCGAAGCAGCGTCGTCAAATTGACAATGCAGACTTGTCAAATTGTCGAACAGAAAGAAACAAAGAAAGAAACAAGAAAAGCACATTGAAAGAACAAGCGAAGTTGGAATTTCCATTTGACGACTTCGAAGAAATTTGGAACGAATGGAAGCAGTACAAAAAGGACGAACACAACTTTCGCTTCAAGTCCGTTAAAACTGAATTGACTTCGTTGAAACAACTTCAAACACTTGCGCAAAATGACAGAACAAAAGCAAAGCAAATTGTTGGACAAAGTATCGCAAACGGGTGGAAAGGGTTCTTCCCAATACGAAACAACACAAGCAGTTTTCAAAACGGAACGCGCGGTTCAATTACACAAGAAGACGCAGACAAGTTTGCAAACTTTGTCCGCAGCGGGCGTGTATCGTGAAACACATGCAAACGCGATTTTTCACGGAACAAACGTGGGAACTGCGCTGAAGTTTGAAGGAGAAAAAACGCGCATTGCATTGTGCGAAATGGTTCAAAGCGTCGTCGACTTTCATGAAATGAAAAAGACGTTGAATGTTGAACAAGTCTTGTTCACGGTCGAAACGTTGATTGAAGACTTTCCCGCAATGACGCTTGAACAGTGGCGACTTGCTTGCGACGGGATGAAACAGGGCAAATTCGGCAAGTATTTTGAACGACTGAAAACGCAAGAATTTCGCGACGCGTTTCTTGCAATGGAAGAACGCGCTGCTGAACTGCGCGAACGTCGTCACGAATACGAAAGCAAACAAGTCACACGCGGCGCAGACGACATTTCAAAAGTGACTTACCAGCCGACGACAATTGAAGACTTGCGTCGCAAGAAAAACGCACCCATTTTCGCACTGGCAAAACACATTGCAGAACTGAACAAAAATGGCGACACAAGCAGCAATTCGGAAACTTGACAAAGTGTTTTCAGAATACGTTCGAAGACGTCACGCAGACTTTTCAGGGCGAACTGAATGTTTCACATGTTCGCGAATGGAATTTTGGGACGAAATGGACGCGGGACATTTCATGCCGCGCGCGTGCATGTCGACACGTTTTGACATGAAGAACGTTCAGCCGCAGTGTCGAAAATGCAACAGACACAAGAATGGAATGCGTGAAGAATTTGCGCGCAATTTGGACGCTGTTTTTGGAATGGGCACTGCTGAACATTTGCGCGAACGTTCAAAGCGAATTGCAATTTGGACGGACTTGCACATTCAAACGAAAATTGAAATTTACCAGTCCCGACTGAAGCAACTTTGAAGTTGGGACTTCGTTTTTGTATCTTCGGCAAAATTCTTGTCAAGACACAAAAGAATGGGAAAATTTGCAAGCAAACGCGTCGCAGACTTGCGACAAAATGAAGACAACCCGCGCACGATTGACAAAGCGGCTTTCAAGAAATTGAAACAGTCTTTGCGCGACTTTCCTGAAATGCTTGAAGCGCGTCCTGTTGTCGTCAATCCTGACAACGTTGTTCTTGGTGGAAACATGCGTTTGAAAGCGGCGCAAGAATTGAAGTTGGAGAAAATTCCCGTTTACGTTGCGACGTGGGAAGAAGCAAAGCAGCGTGAATTCATTGTGAAGGACAATGTTGCTTTTGGTTCGTGGGACTTTGACATTCTTGCGAACGAATGGGACGCAGCAGAACTTGACGAATGGGGGCTTGACGTATGGCAAGACAACGACGAAGACGCACCGACGGCTGAAGACGTAACGCCCGAAGCGGACGACTTTTCAGGGCGTTGGTTTTTGTCGTTCGAAGTTGACGACGAAAGTCAAGCAAATGAATGGTTCGAGAAATTGACGCAAGAAGGATTGACAGTGAAAATTGTGCAATGACAACGACGCTGAAAAAGAAAATTCACGTTCGCTTGCAAAGCGAAATTCCGACAAGTTTTCGAACCAAACTTGCATGCGATTCGTTGGACATTGACATTCACAAGAAGTCAATTCACGACTTGCAAATTGACAAGATTGAACCGAACGAAGACTGGACAATTGGAGTCATTTTGGGCGCTTCAGGAAGCGGGAAAACAACGCTTGCAAAACACATGTTTGGAGAAGACTGTTTTCAATTTCAAGCAGACTTGTCGCGTCCAGTCATTGACCAACTTCCGACTTCATTGACATATGACGAATGCGCTGCGCTTTTGTCGGGAATTGGACTGACTTCAGTTGTTTGTTGGGTGCGCCCCATGTACACACTTTCCAACGGACAACGCGCACGCGCCGAAGCAGTTTTGCAAATGACGCACAACGCGGACTTGACAGTCATTGACGAATGGACTTCAGTCGTGGACAGACAAGTCGCAAAAGTCATGTCACACGCTTTGCAGAAGTACGCACGACGAAACAAGAAACGCGTCGTTTTGTGTTCTTGTCATTACGACATTTTGGAATGGGTAAACCCGTCTTGGGTTATTGACTGCAACGAAGCGCGTTTTGACAACTGCGACGAAAAAAAAAACGACAAGAAAAACTGGAATTCGAAATTCGACCCGTCACAACGAAAACGTGGAAATATTTTTCAAAATATCACTATTTAACGGACAAATTGCCAGGCGGCAAATTGTACTGCTTCGGGCTATTTCACGACGGGCGACAAGTCGGATTTCAATGCTTTGCAAATTACGTCCCGACGCGCAAAGGCAAGACGCCCATTTTTCACTTCAACAGGACTGTAATTCACCCAGACTTTCAAGGACTTGGTTTGGGCGGACGACTTATCGAAGCGACGTCAAGACACATGAAGCAGGAACACGGCTTTCGAATCATGGGAAAATTCAGCGCAGTTCCAGTGTTCAAAATGCTTCAAAAGAACCCAAATTGGGTGCGCGTGAAAACAATTCGAACGTTTGGACAATTGCAGCGCGGGAAGGGCATTCGTCAAAGCGGTTTTCGCGAAGCGGGAATTCGTGCATGGTCATTTGAATATGTGGGAAAATGAACAAAACTGAACAGTCAAAAAAAAGGGTATTGAAAGCGCTTGAAGCGTCTTTGGGAATTGTCACGACTGCATGCAAAGAAGCGCAGGTTGGTCGGACGACTTTTTACGGTTGGCTTGAAACAGACGCGTCATTTGCAGCAGCAGTTCAAGACATTGAAGAAGTCGCTTTGGATTATGCGGAAAGTCAACTGTTCAAACAAATGAAGGGCGGAAGCGCGTCTGCAATTATCTTCTTTTTGAAAACGAAAGGACGTCGACGCGGTTACGTTGAACACGTTGCACAAGAAGACGGCAAAACACTGCTTGGGACATGGTGAAAAAGACAGCAAGCAAAAAGAAACTGTTGCAGAATTTGGACAAAGTCTTTTCGAACTTCATTCGCATGAAGTACGCGAACAAAGACGGCATTGCTGCTTGTTACACATGCGGCAAAGAAGCGCATTGGAGTCAATTGTATTGCGGGCATTTTCAAAGTCGCAAACACAGAAACACGCGCTTCGACGTTGACAATTGTCGCGTCCAGTGCGCGCGTTGCAATATCTTCGACCATGGACAACAGTTTCGCTTCGGAATTCATCTTGAAGAAGAAAGGCAAGGACTTGCGTTTGACGTCGAACGACGGGCGCGAATTCGTCGTTCAATGTCTGTCCAAGAATACATTCATTTGGCGCGCTATTATGACAAAGCATGCAAAGTTGAACAGTTGCGAATTCGTTCAAGTCATGAATGAAATTGACACACTACGACGCAAGCGAATTGAACTGTTGTCAAACGACGGTTCAAAAGACGCAATTGAACGCGTGCAACATCGACTTTTTGAACTCACAAACCACCACGGATACACAACAACATGAACGACCTATTTGCAATTAGCCCGAACGTCATTGAATGGATGAAACAGAACGTTGACCGTTCTTTGAAAGTCATTGAACTTGGAGGCGGGCGCGGAACAAAACGCTTGCAGCGTTACTTCAAGAACAGTCTGACAATTGAAAGCGAACCACAATGGGTTGGTTTTCTTTTGAAACAGTCCTGCGCAGTGCTGCACAAACCATTGGTGGACGAATGGTATGAAGTGGACAACGAACTACTTGAAGAACTGCGAACAGCGGACGTTGTCATCATTGACGGACCAATTGGTTACTTGCGCAACAACGTCGCACGTCACATGGATGAATTCAAGGACGGCGCGCTGCTTATCATTGACGACACACAACGCGTCAAGACGAAGCAACTGACAAACGGACTTGAAGTCGTTGCAATTGTTACAGACAGAAAACGAACAACGCACATTTGCAGAAAGCATGCCGACAATTCCCCTGAAGTCAAAGCGCAGCCCGTGGCAAAGAAGAAGCGACGAAAGCGAAGCACTAAAGTTGTATCAAAGCACAAAGTGGAAGAAGTACAGACTTTGGTTCTTGACACGACACCCGACTTGCGTGACGTGCAAGAAAGCGGCGAACACAGTTGACCACATTGTTCCAGCGCGTGCAAACATGTCTTTGTTTTGGAGTTATCGTAACCACCAAGCAATGTGTTCACGTTGTCACAATGTGAAGCGCCGCAACGAAGATTGAAGACTGTTTTTGGCGTAAAGTGCTGAGGATATGGGTGTTAGGAATCTTTTTTCAACACATGGCATTTT